CTGAACCATCTTTAGTTAAATTATCAACGGGTACATTCTTTATTTTTTTATTATAATTTTTAGTATTATATAATATTAACCAACGTTTAACAATAGTACCAAAGTATGAATATGCTTTAGCCCCATTTGTAGGATCAAATAAATGTATTTTTGAAAGTAAAAAAGTTATTATTTCATGTTGTAAGTGCTCTAAATTACTTACCTCTGTATGGTAAAATTTAAAGGTATGGATAATGTTTTCGGTTAACTTAAAAAAAGCATAGTGAATTTCATGCTGATAAATTGTGGATCGTAATTTAAAATCTTCTGTATTGTTGTAGAGTACTATAGCGTTCTCCGTATCTTGAGTAAAATAATTTTTACTCTTTTTGCGTCTTTTTTTTGCCATTAGCTGTTTTTGAATTCTGATATTCCATTTTGTAGTACCTTTATTTGTTCAAAAAACCAACCAATTTCATCATCACTTTTAAACATTCCTTTTAGGTCTATTTCATTAAGGCGTTTATCTGATGCTTCTAATTGTTTACTAAATTCTGTTATGTATGTATCATACTTAACAATAACATCTTCTGATGTTTCAACTTTACGTAATAGATTAAATGTTGTATATCCTAAAACTATAATTAGTAGGGATAAAATTGAAATTATTATTATTGATGTTGTTGTCATATTATAAATTGTCTAACATATTTTTTAACCCTGCACTTTTTATTGTGTTTAAAGCTTTTGCTTTTGGGTTATATTTTTTATTCGCCGACAATGTATAATTCTTTTTTGGCGTATCCAAGTTATTTTGTATAAACTTTGGAAGCCATTCTACCTCAAATTCAATACGTGCAGCCATCATATCAGCTTGATGTAAAATAAAGGGTAATGATGTACGAGGTTTTTGTTCTGGCATATAAGCTTTTAAATATTTCTCATTTGCCGCATCATATAAACCATCATGAGTCTGAATGGCTATCATTTCATTAAATGTATATGATATACCATGTTCTTGAAGTAAAAATAATCCTCTATCTGGTACAGCAGCAAATGCTAATTTTTTATTAAACATATAATCTTCACCTAATTTATCTCGTCTCCAATTATCAGTTTGAGGAATATAAGCTTCATGTTCTGAATCGCCCATTTTACCCAAGTCATGATTAATAGCAGAAAACACAAGTTCTTCAATAGTAAATGTAGTAGCATCCATTCCAAATTGTTTCCAAACATCATACATTTTTAAAGATGCGTCAACAACTCTATTTACATGGTCAACATATCCTCCTGGAAAGGCTGAATGGTATTCCTTTTTATGAGATGCTGGCATTAATATTATTCGTTCTTCATATTTTTTATAGAAGTCTAATAATTTTTGTCTACGATCGCCTGTAATGTGATCGTTGATATTGTTGTTAAATGTTTCCCAATTTAATTGTAACTGTTCTGCTGTTAATTTCATAACCTTTTTATTTTTATTGTTCGTTATCTATGTAAGCTAAAATTTCTTGTACAAGTGCCTTACCTTTTTCTGTTGTTTTAAAGAATTTCTCATGAGAGTCATTCATTTTTACACACGTATCTAGTACTGTGAATTTGTCTTCGATTTGTTCTAATTTTTTAAGGATTAATTCCTTATTTCTGAGTGCCATATTAAATTATTTATTATTAATGTTTATTATTTTTATACCCCTTATTGCCTTTGTTTCAATTCCCATTTTTTACTAAACCTGTATTACCAAGGTACATAAAATATCTCGGGTATCCTAGTTATTTTGTAATTTTCTCTAAAATTTTGTGGATGTGGGCGCATCTTTCATATTCTTCGGTAGAAATAAAGTAATCTAAAAGTGTATTTAGTGATTTTTTTATCGCTTTTGGGTCAAATGAATTTATAACTTTTATATTTTTCTTATCCTTAGGATCTATCTTAGATAAATAACTATATGCTCTACTATAAACAGTAAATTCAGAAGCTTCTTTTGTAGATTCTATATCATAATCTGGATTTTCTGATTTTAGGAATTTTTCTAATTTTTTATGAAATATGTAATGATTTTGGATTAATTTTACACACATACCTATTTTAGTATATGGATCATCCATATTCAGAGTAAAAGCAGGTTTTACCTCCTCTTTCTCTTTACTAAATAATCCAAATATGTTATCTTTATTTATCATCTTTTACCTCCATGGTATGCTACAGCATGACCCTCAGTTATCATTAAATCATTAACATTCTGGTCACCTAAAAATATATTACCTAGGCATCTACCATATTTACCTACGCCTTGAGAATGTAATATAAAATCGTTATCGTGCTTACCCAAAATATCTTTAAGGAACGCCTTAGCAGCTAATCCTAAAGCCTTTTCTTCTAAATCTCTTGTTCTTGATTCTGGGGCATTCATACCAACTAATCTAATTCTAATCTTCTTCCAGGTATCGAAACCTAAATCAATGGTTGCATCTATAGTATCTCCATCAACTACTCTAACACATTTTGCTTTGTAAATATACATAATCTATTTTGATTATAAATATTACTCTTTATCTAATTCTGCAAGTTCATCTTCAATTCCTTTTTTCAATTCCTGAAGTTTAGTATACTCTACTCTAACATCCTGAGTATTTTCATTATCCGGGTGAAATCTCCAATAGTCTTCCATTATAGTAATAGTAGCCATTAAGTCATTTACTAATTCTGATTTTTTAATATCTAGTTCTTCTTTTTCCATTTTATTTAATTTTATAGTTTATGTTTAATTTTTTATATGTTTGTTTTATTGTTTTTTTCACCTCTTTTAACCCAATTTGAAAAAATTCCCTTTGGTTATTAACGCGATACTTTTTTAATGCATGATGTACTTCGCCCTCTAGTAGTTCGCCGTTAAAACAACGGTAAGCCCATGCTACTTCGTATGGTAGTGGCACACCCGTTGCATTAGAAATTTGTTTAGCTCGCTCATCTGGGGTAAGTTTTGTATATCCTATTTTTAATAGTCCTGGAGTAGCTTCATTTTTTAAAACATAAACCCATTGATCTCCTTTACCACGATTTGCAAATAAATTAAGTTTTTTTGCTGTATAGTAAGTTACATTTTCCCAACCCTTTTTTTTAGGGGAGGGAGTTAATGTAAAATATTCTGCCGCTTCTACGGTCTTATTAGAATGGTTGTCTTTAAGAGCAACATATTCTTTTGCTTGTTCTAGTGTTATTCTTTCCATATTATGCTACTAATTCTAAAGCTTTACTAAACATTTTCTTATTTACGTCCATGTCTTGCTTGAAGTTTTTAATTATACGAGCCTGTCTTTGCTTTCCCGATTTAGTATTGTAATAAAAATTACCATTAATAATATTTTCTTGGACTCTATTAAATACTTCCCATAACCCATTACCTTCATCTTTTTTACGTTGAGATTCTAATACATTAGTAACGGCAATATCAGTAAATGTATTATCTGTTCCATCAACTCTAATATTTAATAAATCTTTTGCTAAATTAAACATTTCTTCTTCTTCTAACTCAACATCTTTCATCTTATTCATTGAATCAACAGTTAAAGGTAATTTTTCAACCATATCTTTAATAAGACCTTGTAAATCCTCAAAGGTATAACCCATATGGCGCATTTTAATATCTTCAAATTCTGTATCTGAAATAACTAACCCATTCTCACAAATCATTCTAAATAATCCCGCCGTAAATTGAAAACAATTTTTACCATCATGGGAATTTGTCATTAATATTTGTGGAAAAACTGTATCTCCATCTTCACCATTAATTACCACATCATTATTCCTAAAAACAACCATATGTTTTTGAAAACCTCTAGTTGCTTTAGTTCTTGCATTTACTTGCTTAGCATCAACTGGCTTCCAACCTAGTAATTCCATATCATCAATTACTTTTTCTGTTGGAATATGTGTATATTTTTCTGTAACTTCGTTTGAAGGTGTCATTGTGAAAATACTTGGAGCTATTTCACTTAATTCTTTTTTATTTAAAAATTTACTTGATTCTAAATTTAACATAACCTTTATTGTTTTAATTAGTTTTCCGGCGTTTTGCCTTATTTACGTCGTAAATATACGAAAGATATCTTGGGTAGCCAAGCCTCCTGCGCATTACTTTTAATTACTTTTTAAACTTGCCCACCATCTGTAATAACCCAACCTTTACTATTAACTAATATGTTTTTAGCAGTTAATCCTGCTGAGGTAAATGTTGAATCACCAAAACTTATTACTACACTACCTTGTAGTGCTGCTAAATCTATAACCCAACCATTAAGTAAAGCATCATATCCAGTATAAGTTAAAGCACCTGTTTGTCCTGTTTCTCCCATGAAAAATGCTGCATTAGTTAAAGCATTTACATCCCATAAATTCAATGGTTGTTGGAATGCATTAGCACCTAAAAACATATTAGACATATTAACTACTTTTTCTACATCCCAATTATTAATTGGTTGGTTGAAAGCAGTAGCATTAAAAAACATCAATTGCATGGTAGTTACATTACTCACATCCCAATTTGAAATACTACTATTAAATGTTGATTTACCTGAAAATAAACTTGCCATATCTGTTATAGCTGAAACGTCCCAAGTATTAATTTGTCCATATGTAGAAATCGCTAAAGCATTATCTGAAATCCATAAATTAAC